ATATATAGGTCTTTTAATGCCTAATTCATCTATATAACACATGCTTACATAATTAACATAATCTTGAGGTAAAATAACACTTAAGTTTGGAGGTATAGTTAATTCTTGAGACTTGACGCTTTTTAAAGTATCATAACTAAATTCTTGTAAACCTCTTTTAGCGTGGAAAATAACATCAGTTCTTTTTACGCTTGGTATTAATTTTCCAGCACCCACGTAAGCAATTAAAAAATTGTTTACAACGTCATCTATAGATATATAACTATAAGATCCCCAGTTTTTTTCAACTTCATCGCCGTATGCTTTTTCTTGTTGTGTGCTAGCGTAGTTACCACCATCAAGTTTTTTAAGCTGCACTACAATATATAAAAGATCAGCTGGCGCCGCGGCGAATGTAATAGTGTTTCCACTAACTGTATAACCAGCAATAACCTCTGACCATGTACCAGGAATAGCGTTTGTGCTGGTATATATTTTAAAATTATTTAAAGCGTAGTTTACGTTTGTATTACTTGCAGCTCCAAATATTAAATCAGTGTTAAAAGTAGTTGTGAAACTAACTTTAGTTCCATCGCCCCTAAAGCCCTGCGCGCCTTCGTAGTATTGTCTATTGTTTTCGGTTAGTAACGCCATTTATTAGCTTTTTTCGTTTACTTTTTCTGATTGAATTTGACTAGCTGCAATTTGAATTAATTGTGGATTTCTTACAACAACTCCAGCGTATAAAAGTACTCTTGTTATAACTGAAGTTTGCTCAGTTGGCTGTAGTAAAAAATCAACAGTTGTAGATGGATCGTATATATAACCATTACCACTAGATGTAAATCCCCAATTAACATTAGCTGGTTTCTTTAAATAAGAAACTTTAATATTGCTTGTTATACTTGCTGGTTTTACATAAAGTTTATTGTTTTCAAACATATATACAGGAAAAGATGTTGTAGGCTTAGTCAGCGGAGACATATTAACTGTTAAAAAGTCGTTCCTTTCTATTAACTCTACTTCTTTTTCATCATTATAAATTACCGTTCCAATTTTATAAAAATTATCTTGATATAGATTTACTTGAAGAGTATTACCATTTGGAGGAATGCTTGTAAGTTGTATAAAATCTCCACCTAAAGATACTATATAGTCTGTATTTTCAATTAATTTAACACCGTTGTTAAAAACTTCTAATGTACCAGCTGTTACGCTTGACGCTTGTAAAACTGTAAAGTTATACACTTGCTGACCGCTTATTGTCGTGAAAGATTCTTGCCCTACTAGTAAAGAAGTTGTAGGTAAGTTAAAATAATCTGAAGAGTAAGTGACCGTAGTTGGTGTTGTTTTAAAAGGAGCTAGTTTTTCCTCTATATTTTTTACTCTATTGGCATATTCGCTTTCGTTTTGAGGTACTCTTGTTTGTTGATTTAGCTCTTCAAAATATTCATTAAACATTTCAAGTTGAACTTGAGTACCTATTTTATTAAAATCATCAGGTGTTAAATAACCACGCTGTTCCTTGTTCATTATTAATAGAACAGTTCTATACACTTGATCTACGCTTATTGCCATTGATTTTTTTTTAAAGTATTAGGCCCGAGTAAACGAGCCCATATACTATTGTTACATGTTATTTTAACTTTTTCTCGATAGATTTAAAAACTTCTACGCCTTCATCTGTCTTAAAGAAAGCTGCCATAGCAGAGTAAGGATTTTCATCAAATGGTACTGTCATAAGCTTTTTACCGTTTGATGCCCAAGAGAAAGATCTTTGATCATCTGATAGCCTAATAATTTTAGCTTCAGCAGCTTTAATAGCAAAGTTTCTTAGTTGAACATTTTCGTCTTTAGCTAGTTCTATAAATAAAACTGGGTTTTGTCTAGCAAATATAAGTACATCTCTTTTTAATTCTTTAGAAGACATTTCATTTACTTTGCTTCCAAACTCAACTCTTAGTATAGCTTCTATTTGATCTACCTCCATACTTCTAGCAGCGTTAAGCGCGTCTATTTGAAGTTCCATCATATCAAGTTCGTCAGTAGCTTCTACTACGGAATCAAACTCTTTATAACGTTTTCCATTCATTGGGTGATACAAAGATAACAGTTTTTGTAAGGCTTGTTTTTCTTTTGGAACAACTAAAGCACCGTCTTTAAATAGTATAGTGCCTAATGTTACTTCGCCTTTTTGCTCATCTACAAACGGTGAGTTCATATTTGTAGCATACCTAAGTTCTCTTTGATTATTTGTTTCACTATCATACCATAACATAGGTTTTTTAGCGCTATGTTTTGATGGTATTCTGAGTGTTAATGGTTTGTATCTTCCTACTACTAGATACGTTCTATCTTTAATTTCCCAACCTTTTTCTACAGCTGGGACTTCTTTTGTTTTTGACATAATATAATATAATAAAATTAATAAAATAAAGGTTTAGGGCGCCGAAGCGCCCGTACCTTTAAAGTAATCTACTTAGTGAATAATACAAAGTTGTTTGCACCTTGTACACATAAACATCTTTCAGATAGGAAGTTAACTTCCATAGCGTCTAGATCAGATGTGAAAGCACCTCCAACAGAACCAGTCAACCAAGACTTCATACGACGATCGTCAGTTTGTGACGCTCTGTATCGTACGTGTAAGAATGGACGACGGATGTTACTACCAAGAATTTGATCGTATACAGTTGATGTACCTGCAGGAATCAACACCCCGTCAATAGCACTTACACCGTATGGTGAAGCTGGAGCCGCAGCACCACTTTCAATACCACCTCTTGTGGAAGCATCGTTTAGATATTTCCAGTCAGTCTTATAGAAATCGTAAGAACCTCTGCGGAAACCACTAAACCCTAGGTTTAATGCCATATCTTCAGAGTTTTCAAACAATCCATAAGCAGTACCACCGTTAGCACCGTTAGAAATACCAGCTAGCATATCATCAAAACCTAGAGACGTTTCGCGATTCAAGAAAAGCATGTTTTCTTCAATGGCTCCTTGCGTGTCTAAGTTACGTAGGATATTATCAAATTCTGCTAGCGCATCAGCAGCAGCATTAAAGCCAGCTTCTACGTTACCACGACCTTGAATAGCAGCAAATAAACCTTCTGTACCTTTATAACCGGCTTGGCTAGCAGCATCTCCCGCGCCAGCATTGAACGTAGGATCGGCTTTTTCACCTTCAACTACACTCATTTCAAGATAATCTTCGAAACGTAGACGAGTTTCAGACTCAGCTTTTAGATACCATAGGTAACCTCCAGTTCCATCTTCAGTTGCAACTTCTACCCAACCAATCTGAGCTGTGTCAGAACCAGATACTACGTATTTATTACGGATAATAATCGGTGAATTAGAGAATTGAGTAAAAGAAGGATCAATACTTACATAACCATCGGCTTGTGTTGCAGAGTGATTAGGTGTAGAAGAACCTTTTTTATATTCAGAACCAAACACAAACATTTTAACACCAGTAGCAGCAAGTGAGCTAGTATCTGTGGCACCAAAAGGAGCGACAACTACATTACCAGTCGCTAAGTCTGAAGCAGTTACTACAGCTTTTAACTCGTTACCAGTTGCGTCTAATAATACAACTGTTTGGTTTACAGAAATTACGTTTTTAACATCTGCAGCTACAGGAATACCAATAGTATTTGTAGCAGAAGTATTAGTACAATCATCATAAGCGATGTGCAAGCGGTTTTGTTCAGACCAGATAATTTGATCAGAAGTCATTGGCATTTCAGCTCCTACCATACGTAAGAATCCAGAAAGTGTTCTGTTTCCATAACGCTCTACTTCTTGTTCGTAGATCTCAGGTAGATACTGTTGTGCAAATGTATCGGAATCGCCATCACCAGCACCTCCGTTAAAAGACAGGAAGTTTGTGTCTAGCAATTGTTGTTGTTGACTTGGGACTATACTCCCAAATAAAGGACTTAAAGCCATAATTATTTATTTTTAGTTTTTTATTGTTACTTTTTTGATTTTCAATTTTGAAGAATCAACACCGCTCATTGCTTTAACTTTAATCCCATTAACAAATACTTCACCAGCAGCTGTTTGACGAGGTTCAGTCGAAATGTTTTTCGATTTAGCCATAACGTCTTTAACAGCGTCAGCTTTTCCTTGCTCATAAAAATGTTGAGCTATAGTATCAGCGTTTCGCGCAGCGAACAAAGCCTTGTGATATCCTTGCATATCTTCAATATCACCTTGTTTATTTAGAAACGTTCCAATAAAATTAGTAATATCTGATTGTGCTTCAGCTACACTACTAGGGTTTTTAACACCGTATCTAAACTTCTTATCACTTACGTTAAAATCAAAACCTTTGAATTCATCGTTTAGCAATTTATTAGTACGATCAACAAAACCTTTATGTTTGCTTTGAACTGCTTGTTGTTCTTCATTGTATCGGTTGAAAAAATCTAATGCTTTTTGTTGCTCTTGGGTTACGCCCGGTCTCAACTTGATCTCGTCGTAATATTTACCTTTTAAGCCTTCAAGAAAGTCTTTAGCTTTTGCAGCCTCCTCTTTGAACGCAATTTTCTTTTTGCGTATTTCTTTTGGTTCATCTATATCTTCATCAAAATCAAAATCTTCTAATAAAAGACTTACATCTTCTGAATCTAAATGTGGTTTAGTTTGTTTATAATATTCTCTAATTAAAGATGTATTATCAACATTGGTATAATCTGCGTTAAGCCTAACGTAGTCTTCCACAGTTCCACCAGTTTCTTCCATAAAAGTAACTAGCTTGTCAATATTTTCTGGTAGTTTTTTCTGCTCTGCAACTTGTTGTTCTTGTACAACTTCTTGTTGCTCTACTTTTTCAGTATCTTCAACTACAGTTAAAGGAGATTCTACTCCTTCGTCGGTGGTCCGTATTTCTTCAACCACTTCTTTGCTGTCGCTATTGTCTTGGGACTCTTCGATAATAGCATCGCTATCATTTGTCTCTTGTGTTTGAACGGCATCTTCGTTTTTTATTTCTACTTTAGTAACTTCAGGAATAACTTCACCTTGAGATTCAATACCTTCTTTAGGTATTTCAATTTTAGTTACTTCGTTTTTTTTACCTAAGTTTTTAGGTTTAGTAGGAGTCTTCATTTTAAATTCTCCTTCTTGTTTTACTTCTTCTGACATAATATAATAATATAAAATTAAAGGATTTTATTTTCAACGAGGTTCAAACTGTTCTAGTCCAAATCCCCCTAGTGAGTCAAATCCAGCTGACTCAAAGTTTTTAGGTAATTCATCGTTTTGACGTTGTGATATCATTTCTGATTGTTGCGTGCCTATAATTCTAGCACGCTCGTCTTTACGATCTTCTATTTCTTTTTCTTTATCTTTTTCAGATCCAATTTTAGCTTGAGCTAGCTGTATATCATATCTAAACTTTTCAGCCATAAGCTCTTTTTTTATTTGAGCTTCAGTTTGCATGCGTTGTATTTCAAACTGTGATTTACCTTGCTCTATCTGTAATTCTGTTTGAGCTAAAGCTTGTTGCTTTTGCGTTTCTGCTAGAGCAGCTTGCTCTGCAGTTTGAGCATTGGCTTGTGCCTGTGCTTGTATATTTGCTTGAGCAATTTGTTGATCACGAGCTTGTTTTTGCTTACGTTTTATTTTAAGCATTTGGTTAGCTAATTTAATATTAGATATTTCTCTAATATCTATTACATCTTCAAGATCAACTCCTCCAGACTGTAAAGCTATTTGAATATTTCTTTCTAACGCTTGTTTGTCTTCTTCTTCGGGCTCAAGTTCTAAAAATATACCAAACTCATGTATATTTAAACTTTGTATTTGCTCTAAAGTATTAACGTTAAACGTGCTTATACTATTCATTAAAGCATTTTTAAGCAAAGGAAAACTTAAAGCATCAGCTGCTTTTAAACTTATGTTTTCAGCATTACGTACAGTTAAATACATTAGTGATTGCAACACGTGTTTTGTAGCTGTATTAGAAGCTGCTGCGGCTAATTTTTGTAAACCAACTAGTGAATCTTTATTTTGCTGACTACCATCTCTAGCTTCGTTTAGCCCGGTTACGTCTCTTATCATTTGTAGATAATACTGATACGTTTGAACTAATGCTTGTATCTTAGCCATACCAGAAGAGCTTTGTAGCTCTTGAATTGGTACTTTACCTCTGTTAGGATCACCATCTTGTGTCAAGCTTCTACCTACAATACTACCTGTTTGAAAATACATGTTCAAAGCTTCTTGCGGATTGTAATTTGTGCCATTACCTAAATCAACCTCCGCTAAACCATCAACATCCACAAATACTCCGTCTGGCACCATGCGAGATAGTACTTGTTGTATCTTCAAATGTGTAAGCTGGATCATATCAGCAAATCCTATACATTTACTTACAATACTTTCTATACGACCTTTGTACATTCTAGGAGCAGATATACTATAGTTCATTTGAACTTTCGTTTGATCGCTATAGGGACGCGTCATGTTTTCAGCAAGTTCCCACTTAAGCATTTTTTCATGCCCAAGTATTTTAGCGCCGCTATATAAAACTTCTATAGCTCTATGTACTTTATTGTAATTTTCTGCATTTTCAGGAGGATTAAAAGAATCATCTTTTTCTAATGCTTTTTCTAAACCTTGATCAGTTTCTTTTATTTTAAAAACTTGATTGTTATAAGTTTTATATTCAAAAAATAAAACTTGTACTTGACTATACTGATCGTCTTGCCCGTAGTAATTACGCGTGTAATTAGCATCACCAGGGTATTTTTCTATTTCTTCTAAATCACTATCAGTTAAATAAGGAAAAAGCTTTTTAACTTCTTGCAAACTAATTGATTTCATTTCACCAACGTAGTATATATCTTCAAAATTAGGATCTTCTGTATATGAATAAACTAAATTTGCTGGATCTACATACTCAACAGTAATACCATTAGCTAAATTAAAATTAGTTTTAGTAGCACCAATACCTAAAACTGTTAAATCATAAGCAACACGTTTTTTAATTTCTTCGTATTTATTATAATCAAAAATATTTTCAATAAGCTCTTCTTCAGCTATTTCTATAGCTTGCTTGTAAGAAAGCTGCATGTGAAGTTCTAACTCTTCTTTAGTCTTTGGTAGTTGATCTTCGGGTATATTGGTTCTTTTTAAATCAACACCTGCTTGTTGTTTTGCTTTTTGAATCATTGAAGCAGCAAAAGCATCTTCAGCAATAGCTGTAGCGTGAGCTGTTCTTTGTTTTACGGCAAAAGGATCTGTGGCAAAAGATTTTATTTGATAACCCTTATCAGTCATACCATTAACTACAATATCTACAAACTTAGATAATACAGCTACTGGTTTCCAGTCTAAATTTAAATAAGATAAATCTCCATTGATAGAAAGCTCATCTTTATATTTAGCAACTGACTGCTCACCTCTAGCATATAATCTAAGACGGTGAAAGTCTTGCCAGCTATTACCAAAACGACCACCAGAACCTAATCCTTTATCGCCTCTAAACCATTCGTTCTCAATAGCTCTACCTACTTGATAACCGTAATCATAAGTATTTTTCTCTGCGTCTGGTACTACCTGACTTGGAAAAGAACTATTAACATTAGTATAAACCATCTATTTTATTATTTTTGAAGTAGAACCGGTGTTGTCATATTTTTTGAAATTAATATTCACTGGTTGTTTTTTTATCTCAGCCACTGGTGAGTATTTGTTTTTATTGCAAGCCATTATAGCTAAACCAGAACTTATAGTTGCATCGAACTTTGTTCTATTGTTTATGTTAAACTTAGCCCAGTCTTCAAGCGTGCGTTGAAAATACATTTGACCATATTCAGTTTCTTTTAAACCTACGTGATCTTCTATATAAGATTCTATAGCAGCAGCGTGTGCTTGCTTGATATCTTCACTTGAGTTAGGTATACCACCTATTTCTCTTTCTGCAACTGAAAGCTTATTAAATGTTTTATCAGGTCTATTTATAGAGAAGTTTCTATAACCTCTTCTTTTTAAATAGTACAATAGTCTTGGCTTGTTATTCTCTGCTAGTATTGGCATACCATAAAAATGTAATGCCATAAGTACGTCTTCAAAGAATATCTCAGCAGTAGGAGGTCTTGATATATATTCTAAAAAGAACATATTAAAAGGTGCCTCTTCCATGCTAAACTTTGTAAGACCGTGCAAAGATCCTTTAGAACCTTTGTTGTCTACTGTACCTGATATATCGTAAGAGTCACAACCAAAAGCACCTATGTGCTCGTTACCTGGGTGTTTAACTCCATTTTTTATTATTACACGATTTTGTAATTTTGCAGATGGAATCCAAGATACTAAAAACCTACCGTTGTTTTCTGGTATAAAATTAACTGTTGTATCTTTCACTCCTCCTGCCCATTGGAAGTTGCCTTGAGTAACCAAGGTTTTATTCCTCATGTCTTCATTATAATCTATCTGCTCATATATCCTAGTTAGATTAAATAAAGATAACTTAGCTTCATCTCTGAAAGCGTGTTTCTCTGTACGTGGAAACTGACGGTAGTATTCGTTTAAGCCGTCCTGGTCATTTTTAAGGCCATCTACTTCATTTTCCCAGTGTTCGATGACACCTGTTGTGATAAGGTCTCCGTGTGGGTCTCTAACGGCGTCTTTTGGTTTGTCGAATACAGGTACGCCATAAGCATCAATGAATCCCTCGTAGTTCCATTCCATAGGTATGAACAAACTATATAGTCCTGAGCTAGTCTGCCCATTGCGGTTTCTTTGCGTAACGTCTGAAGCATAGTACAATTTTTTAAAGTTTCCACCACCTTTTTCTATAGCGTTTGATGTTGAACCCATCATACACTTACCAACGATCTTACTACCAAGTCTCATCGTGGTTTTTGTAACCCTCCAGTTGTTTAATATATTATCAGGCCTTTCCCACTTACCAGATTCATCGTGTACTAATAGCTTTAATTTTTCACCATCATAGCTGTTGTCACCCGTGTTTTTCCAGTCAATAGTCGTATCAAGACCTTCTATTTCTTCTGATGCAATACCTTCGTCTAATTTTCTACGAGTTAATTTAGAGGCCGGGACCCTATATGCTAACTCTGTTTTTGGTCGATCCATACCGTCTTGTATAGGACGGAAAAAGAAAGGGTAGTTAATCGATATTGGTACTACCTTGTCGGTAAACATTTTTTTAGCATCAGCCCCTGATTTTGATAGTATACCAAATCTTGAGTCTGAGCTAATTGTAGCTTGGTTAACTGTGTCTGATGATGCCATAAAGGAGAAACCAGACCGTCTGTTTTTGAGGTAGCATATACCATAACATCTTTGGTCTGCTTTGCAAGCTTCCCAGAAAATGTAGAATAATCTATTTGATTCCCTATAATCTGCTGCCCCAACATCAATCTTGCTCCACTGCAAGAACATATAGTGAGAACCAGTAATGTAAGTAGCCAAACCTTTATTATAGAACCAATATCCTTGTTCACGTCTTTTAAATTCTTCATCGATATAATCGTACCATTCTTCTTTGAAACTATTAGGATATCTTTGCCAATCAAAAACACTTTTAATTTTAGATAATGTTTTTGGATATTCTGCTTTAACCCATTTTTGCTCTTCTGTTTTTTTAGATATACTAAAAACATTTTCAGGCTGTTCAGGCAAAGCTATTTTAAGATTTTGTATTTCTACAATTTCACCTATAGTTCCGTCTTTGCTTATGATTACGATATCGTGTTCAACATCATAACCATACTCCCATTTTTTATACCTATTGTTTCTTTTTAAAACTTTAGGTTTTATATGGTCTTGTATTGTTTTAACTAAAGACTGCTCGTACATTACCTTGATCTACCTTCTGCAAAACCTTTGAAACTTTTTTCTTTAGTTTCTTTAGCCTCGCTGTCAAGCATTGATTTTTCTTCTTCTATTCTAGCAAGTATTTCAAACGCATCGAATATAGCAAGCTTTTTTGTAGCAGCTGCGTTTTTAAGCCTATCAGCAGATATGTCATCATCAGAATCAACTATAGGTTCTTTAGCTACCTTTATTAATTCCTCAACTGCTCTTTGCCCAGCTTGGATTATATTCTTCCTCGTTTCCTTTGAACTCATACTTAACTAAAATATCATTTGATTGCATACAGTATAGTCTTTGTTTGTTTATAACAAACTCAAACTCCCTATTAGATTTAAATCCAACAAGATCACCTTCGTTTATACCTAAAGTTTTTAAGGTTTTATTACCTATCTTTACTATACCTTTATTTTTCACTTCAACTTCTTGTGACCAGTTGTCTGTGTTTTTTATTGGCATTATAAAACAATGTTCGCCTAAAGGTTTCCATTGATATATATTTTTGTAAAGATATATTTGATCTAGTTGACATAAGTATTGATTGTCGTTTAGTGTTTTGCTACTATCAACCTCTTTACCTTGGTGGTTATAATATCTTCTAAAAACATTGTGATGTATTATAACTTCGTCACCTTCTTCTATCGGTGTTGAATAAGCTGATGGTGTAGACAAAACTATAGCTTTTCTACTTATTAACTTAAAGTTTTCTATGCTAGAATTAACTATAAGTTTATCACCATTTATATCAACTTCATTGTCATACCTATTTTCAACAGGCATGACGATAAAATCAAAAACACTCCTCATTAATATTCTAAATCATATTCAACAGATACAGCCATGTTAGAATTAAACTTCTTCCATGGCAATACCTCGTTGTTTTTCTTTATAAATATGTTATAAGAAGCATCTTCATCTTCAAACAAAATATGCGATATCTCGTGCCCGCCATATACTTGCTGGCCAACAGCGTAATGCATCGCGTCGTTTTTGTAATCAGAACCAATACTTATTTTTCTTATAACAGCACTCATTAGTCTTCTGCCTTAACAACAGCTAGTTCACCGTCATCTTCTTTTTCGATTTCAGTATACGTACCATCTTCTAAATTAATATTAATAGATCCGTATGTTTCTTCTAGTTGTTTTTTAGTATCTTCGATACCTTCATTAATACCGGCAATCTTATGAAGCAACGAATGTTTGTTTGCTTCTAATTGACCAATCTGATTTACAACAGTACTTAAC